GATTATGATAGTGCTTCTATGTTGGTAAATAGGGGGAGTGCTTCTTACATTGCCGAAACTTTAGATGAATGTAATTTTTATGAAACAAAAGAGGACAGTTTTGTAAAACATAATAACGAATATTGTTGGATGTATGATATGCGGGGAGAGATCATGATTGAGTATCTTTATCTTTTTAAAAACAATAAATGGTACGTTTCAGAAATGAAAACCATGAAAAGAAAACCTAAAGATTGTTATGATAATTATATTGTCTACCACACTAAATACATACCAATAGAAGAACATGAGGATTATTCTTATCCAAAACAATTAAAACATACTGAGGTCCAAATGGTTTCTCAAATTGGAAAAATGTTAAAGAAAAATTTTGGGGAGGATAATATTTTGGTTCAAGGTAGAAAAGCTAAAAAAATGAATTAAACGAATTGGCTCAGGCGAGGGGGTCTGGTAATGATCCTGATTACCTAGAAAAGTTCGATTGTTAGTAATTTATTTAGTTCGCATTGGTACTCTAACAGTTGTAAGCAAACTTTTCACCTCGTCAAATTTTTTTAATATTTACAATTACACTATTTGGAATAATTGTTGTATTACCTATTTCTTCAATTTCCCCTTTTTCATTCGCAGAGTAATCCCCAAAAATTCTTGTAACACCCTTTGTTTGAGAAAGTAAGTGGCCTTTAGTAACACACGTTGCTAAATCTAATTTCATTAAGCTATCAATAGATTGCCATGAACTATCACTCAAAATATCTTTCCATGTAACAGAAACCATTGGATAACGGTCTTGCCAATTTTTTGATTTTTTATTTACGGTAATTTTTCGTTTTAACATTTACTTGACCAATTTTTGTTTCCAAATGTTTATTATGTATTTCATTAAATACTTTTATAAACTCACTAAAACTAGACGTTTTTAATCTTTTTTGTTTCAACCGCTTCGGCTTCGATAGTCTTTGCATTGTATCCGTCTATTTTATTTGATAATTCTTTTAGTTTATTTTCTAATTCTTCTCTACTCATACCTTCAAGGCCTGAAACTTTTACCTCTCTCTTATCAACATACAGACCCGCTAATTGTCCTGATCTATATTCAGCTTGAACGGATACATTAAATTGTTTATTTTTTTCAGCTTCTTTAGATAATTTATCTAAACGTCTAAATCTTTTTAATTTGTCTTTTGAAAATTTATTTACTTCTTCCTCGTATTTCTTATCGAGATATTTTGCTATGTGGGGATTTAATCTTCGATTTAACAATCTGGAAGCTATGGCGGAATAATCTGTAGGATTTTTGCACTCATACTTTGCTTGTTTGCAAGCTTCAGCATATGAAATTTCACCCCAATTTGCAACGAGAATGTCAACAAACAATCTTTGCTTAGGTGTTAAGTCTTTTTCAGATCTGTCTGTTTTTTTAATTTGCGCCATTTTTCTACTATATAGATTATTTTAACACATTAAAACAGTTCAAAATAGTTGCGAAGGGTATCTATATTAGCAATATTATTGTTTAGGTGTCCCTGAGGGACACCATAGGGACACCATAGGGACACCATAAAAACGTCTTAAAAGGTTGTTATTACTATCTTTTTTGTCTTTAGGGACACGAGGGACACCATATTGACCCCTGAGGGTATTTTTTTATTAGTGGAGGTCTAGATAATCTATATAGATAAAATTCCGGGCTTCGGGGAGGATATTAGTTTACGTGATCAATTATTTTTGGTAAAATTAATGAAATAGTGTTTTTCATTATTTGCTCTCTTAACCCCTGAGGTTTTTAGTTGTTATAATTATATTTTTTCCTCGGGGGTTTTCTTTAGTCCCCCAATACTTTTAATCTCTTTTAATATTTTTCTACGTTCAGCTTTATCGTGGCTTTGTCTGTATTGCTTATATAACCATCTATACCTTAGCCATTTCAATTGAATTTTGGTATAGCTTATTGTCTTATTTGATATTAACTCATTGAATTTGCTTCTAATTATCTCAGGCTCAAAGCTAGCAAACCAACAAATATTAGTAAAATTTTGTGTATCATTTGTAAACCAATCATAACTGTCTTGCTTCGCATAAGCGTCATGTTTGTGTTGGCCCATGTTCAGTGCATCTTCAAACGCTTGCAGTATTATGGCCTGAAACAACCGTTCTTCCGGTGTCCGTTGTCCGTCTATCAGTTCCCGTGATATATTAATGCCCAAAATTTTTAACAAGTTTAACGAATAATTCACGATAATACCTTAATACTTTCGGTGCAGTGACTACGTTCATCGCAAAATAATAATCATCCAGGTGAGTTTGAATAAAATCAGATCGATCTTCGCCCTCTAAATTTTTACAGATTTCGATGTTTTCCTGAGCAAGTTCAGTTAAGTGTTTCATAGTTCACGTGCGGAGGGGAAAAGATATGGAATGGATACTCCGCACGTAAATTTTTCACAAATATGCCGTGAAATATTTCTAAAACAAAAAATACCGTATTCATACCTAACCTCAATTTAAAGTTAATTAACTAATTTTCGCGGTTCATGAAGATAAAGAGCTTAACCCCTCTTTTTCATTAAGGTAATGGAATACGATATCAAATACTTATAGGATTATAATATGTAATGCAACAAATTTTTTTGGTACAATTTTGAAAAAAAATCACATATGTAAGTGAGGGCGGTTAGGTTCCCGATTAACTAACCGCTCTTAACAAGGCCTAGTCTCCCAGGCCTTGTCGCGCTGATCAGCTATTTACCCTTCAAAAGCTTTCGGCCCTGAGACAGTAAATTCTCTTTTGTTTTTTCATAAGGTTGGTTTTGCTTCTTTGCAATTTTCTTGACCTCATCATCAGTAATTTTTGCAATCATTGAAGCGGGTTTCCTGAAGCCGTGACTACCCATTGCACGCAAAATGCAATAGGTATCAATGTCAACGGCGCAGGATTTCCATTTACTTATGTCCATCTTTCTTTGTCCTCTCTATTAATTGTTATTTTCCTCGTCCTCTTGATACTCACGGTCAATAAAATATCGAATAAAATTTATTTTATTATGCACGTTACCGTTATAGATTTTGTCGAACACTCTAACAAAATCTTCCGTGTTAGTACCCCGCAATAACAACGCAGATTTAGATTTCAACGCAGTTTTGAAACGATCCCATTTAAATTTAGGATGTTCAGAAACAACAGCATACGCAGTAATGAAAGATCTTGTTAACCTAATATTAAAGTTGTTTTTCATAAACATTAGATCAGCACCAATTTCATTACATCTCTGTAAAGTTTTTATTCTAAACTTACCTTGTTTAAAATCAGCTCTAGTTTCTCTCCACATTGAGTATCCGCCTGCAAGTAAAAATATTGCACACTCCAATGGTAAAGAATATTGCTTCGTCATTGCTTTAATGATTTGATAATCTTTTTTACCATTTTCAATATGAAAGTTTAGATAAGCGGTCATGGGCCAATTTTTTCTATTAGCATTCATGATGGCAACATCGAATTCATTTTCGAATTTACCTCTTATGTATCTGACCGGTTTTCCTAACTCTTTTCGAGCTTGCAAAGTATGTTGACCATCAACTACCTCGTCATTCTCATTGATAAAGATAGGCAGATCAAGATCTTTTTTCTTCATCTCCCTAATTAGTTTTTGCACGTGACCTTTATCTATTTCACGATTACCTTTTACAGTTTTAAACATACTGTAATCACGAGTGATATGAATTACATTATCCTCGTTTTTCTTTTTTGTTTTAGACATTATTCTAACTCCGTATTTTTTGCATCAATTTCACTATGGACTAAATCAGAAGCGGTCCAATCATTAAGTGGATAAACTGCCTGACCATCTAGGACTAGCGGAACTTTTGCAAGATTTTTTGTTTGTGATTTAAAATGATCATCGGATGCTTCCATCGGTTGACCATCTATGGTTAAGTTTTGAGTTTCAGAAAGTACCTTGTCCATTTCTTTAACCCAATCTCTGAAAGCTTCGGAATTTGATTTAATCATTTTCCCTCGCCTTCACATTGTTTTAACGCGTAGTTTAATTTACGCGCTAAATTTTTATCATCGTCATCTAAATTATCTGATAGCATAGCTACAGAAAATCTATTTAAGATGCTTATTTTGTTTTTAATCGTGCTACTCTTATTATTTGCATCTCTAACTATATAATTATTTTAATGGGATTTGCAAGGAAAAAATGTTATAGGATAATATAAGATTTATGAGCAAATTTTACGTGGTTTTGTACATGTGTAGTGTGTTAAGTGGCCAATGCCCTTCGTATCATTATACGGGCCATTCTTTTCCAACTCATACAGAGTGTGTTGAATTTGGATATCGTATAGCTTACGGAACATTTAAAAATCTAGAAAACACCGAAGAATTTGATAGTGGTTATATAGAAAACAGTAAAATCGTTGTAAAATTTCAATGTGAAGAAATTAAAACCCCTCAAGAAAAGCTAATTATACCGCCAAAAAAACCTAAAATTACAACATAGTTGCATTTATATCACATTTTGATATATAATCTTGCATGAAGCTTTATCGCGTCCAAGCAAACTATAAAAATATATATATTGATGAGATGCTTGAGGCTGAGAACGATAAGGCCGTACTTGAGGATTTTGTAAAGAAGGTTGCCTCAGGTGTTGTAACAGAAAGAGAAGGGCCTGGATATCATAATCCTGACCATTTGTTCTTAACCTTCGAGGAGGTTGACCGAGATGCAACTACAAAAGTTAATATCGGAGAAACTCCAATTGGAATCAAAGTGGGCAAACCAAGCTTTGAGCCAAGGAAGAGTGACACCTGATATGAAATGGATAGATATTAAGATTAAAGATCTTAGAACTAAGATCAATGATCAAAGTGTCGAAGACGCAAAAAAAGGTCTTTTAGACATAGCAAGTTAAAAAAAATTAATTTGCAAATTTTGTTTTCAAAACATTGTTAGAGGAGGTTTGTCCTCAAAAAACTGAAATCCCACAAAATCCCAGAAAGTTGCGAATTGTCGCATCTATAATTAAACACCCTAAAACTTCATCGCTCTAGAATTTAACAAAAAAATATTTTTACCAAAAAGTACAAAACCCAATTTGGTATAATGTCAATATAAAAATTTTTATGAGAAATTTTTATTAGTGATAAGAAAAGTCACTTAGTTATTAAACATCGTGAATATGGTCAAGTAACAAGGAGAGCAACATGAGTGAAAAATCAGTCAGTCAAACTCTAACCAAGTTAGACTCAATGATGGCATCGTTAGATGTCAAATTTAATACCATGAAAAAATATCGAGATTGCAATTCAACATTGCCCGATGTTCTTCCATACATAACTAAAGAAGAAGCTCAACGAGCATATCGACTTTTAGTTAGAAAGTTTGGAAGAAAAAAAACAGCTAGAAATTATAACGGCTGGGGTGAATATAAATGGGTTAATAGAAAAATGCCCATTAGGCTTATAAGACCTTTAGGAAAAAAATCTTATGAGACATGGACTAGAAAATGTTGGATCTGCTTATCCGGTGATCCGTCAACTTTACATAATGGATGGAGAAGATTAATCCATGATGTATCGCACATGGTTCATAAATGGTTGAGGCCAAACATGAACCATCATTGCTACCAACAAGCTGAACTAGAATTGGACATGATTAAGTATGTACAATTCAAAGGTTGGTTAAATGGTACTTTGAAAAAAAAGAAAATTGTTCTCTCGCCTGAAGACAAAAAGCTTAAAAAGATAAAACACTTTGAAGCTTTGGTAAAAAAGTGGGAAACAAAAAATAAAACAACTTTGACTTACTTGAAAAAGTATAAAGCAAAGTTAAAACGTTTAAATAAATAACAACAATCTTGACCATATTCACAAATAAACTAAAAGGAAAAAGATATGTCATTTGAATGGAAACACCCAAACTATTATAAAGAACTTAAAAAAATCCAAGAGAGCGAAAGTAAGAAGGAGTCGGAGAACAATGAGGACAAGGAGATGAATGAAGAATCTCAAGATCCTCAATCACAAGATTAACTCTTGTGTTATTACAGTGATTGCAATTATTATTCCTTAGCTTCTCCCCAGGATCGTCCGAGGGCAATATCAACTTTGGAAGGTACTTTGAGACTGTCGACTGCATTTTCCATCTTTTCTTTTATTGTTTTAATTTCATTTTCATTTCCAATTGAAAAACATAATTCATCATGAATTTGTAGTAAAGGCATAAACCCCGCTTTATAACAATCAATCATAGCTTGTTTAGTTTGATCGGCCGCTGACCCTTGAATCAATCTGTTTAAAGCTTTGTAGGTAAAAGCCCTTCTGATGTTATTTCCATAAATGGCCTTAGCCTCCTCGTAGTGCATAGCTTTATTCATTCCGAAGGTAGATGGCTCCCACATGTCAAATCGGCATTTACGGCCCTTTAACGTTCGAATAAAGCCATATTTTGAGGCACTGTTAGTCACCTCTACAGCTAATTTTTTAACAAATGGCACTCTGTCATTATAAGTTATCAAAAGCCTTTCAGCAGAGTCTTTATCTATACCTAACTCTTTAGCTAATTTGGCCTTACCCATACCATAGAATAGTCCAAGGTTAATTGTTTTAGCTTGAGTTCTTGATATGCCTGCCATGTCAGCCACTATTTGATGAAAGTCAGCTTCTTCATTTTCATAAGCTTGAATAAATTCGTCAGCCCCCGGAAATTGTTTTGCAACTGAGGCCGCGTAATGAGCCACAAGTCTAGGCTCTTGTTGTGAATAATCAAAGCTACCCCATTGTCTTCCTTCTTCAGCTAAAAATAATCCACGAATTTTATCTCCAAACTCTTTGTTTCTTGCAGGGATTTGTTGTAAGTTCGGATTTGAATATGATAAACGCCCTGAAACAGTTCCGCCCTGATCAGATCTTAATTGATTTATTTCAGAATGAATTCTACCTTTGTGGGTGTATCTTAAAATGGAGTCTATGAATGTTGAATGGAATTTATTTATTTCTCTTGCTTCTCTTATTAGTTGCGCTATCGGGTTACTACAGTTC